GCTGTCGGTGCTATCGATGCTGTGCTAAAAGAAGTACTGAACAGTATATGACCCACTGGACGTGAGTGGGTACTGAGTTATAGCCATCACTCGCTCCGGTTATGAGGCATCTTAAGAAATCCGCTGACAGTGAGCGCTAGCTCTAGAGGCACGCCACGTTGTATGCGTTTTAGAAGTGTAATTCTCCCGATCCCTGTTTCCCTAGACCATTCGGCTAATGTCTGCGACTTGCCATCCAATTCGTACCGAACACAATTACGTTTGTTTAGGTTCTGAATGGCGCGGCTTACCCATCTACAATTATCTTTGGTGTAGTCGCCATTATTATCTTCGCGATCTAATGTCATACCTGCCTCTGGTTCACCCATATCGGCATAGAAAGTTTCAAACTTTTCCCACTCACGACAATAAGTAATACCTCGCATGCCGTAGTTCTTAAAATCTTTGCGTTTAGGGTTCGTGCAACGCTGTCTCATGTTCACCCAAGCAGCATAAGCCTTGGGGCGTTTGCCATCGTAATGCTCACCGCTGCGCTGCCCATGGATACGGTTATGTCCATGTGCCTCTTCATTCCAGCCTTGTTTCATGTTATCCTCCTGTTGTTGGAAGCAACATTGTACGGCATTCAGAGAGAAAACACAAACATAACCATTTACCCTAGGCTATCTGTATCAGCGCGTTACCAGTTGTGTTCGCAGGCATTGTGAGGGTGAACGTGCCCGCCGTGACCGTCTGCGCACCAAATGTATGTGCGCTAATAGCGAGCAAGCCAGTAGACGACGAGTTATACAACAGCACACAATCAAAAGCTGTCGACAGTGTGACAGTCGTGTACACAATCGATGCTGAAGGCGTCCACAGTGCACCTGTTCCAGACGTACTGGGCGCGGTAGCGTTGGTGACGACGACGCCGCCAGCAGTGTAATTGGTGCCAGATACTTCATTGGTTGCGCTGTATGCCGTGGTAGCGGCACCGGTCGTCGCAGTGGTCAGATAAAGCGCCGCTTTCACAACGTCGGCTGTGGTGACAGTGCGCGTGCCGTTAGCCGATTGCGTGCCAAGTGCGTGGCTCCCTTTCAGGATTTCAGCCTTGAAGCTGGTGCACATTGCTTGTGTGTTTGCCATGATTATTCTCCAGTGTTAAAACGAAGCAGCGTCTGCGAAAAGAGACAGACCTTTTTTCAAAACCATATCTACATCCCGCCGTACTACTTCACCATCCAGCTCGTACTGCACCCACCTGACCGTCTCGGTATCATTGTCGTGACCGCCTTCTGTTTTGAGCAACAGGGATTCGTCGAGGTCGCCCTTGGTTGTCGATATCAATGCCATGTCATCCTCCGATTAAGTTAGCCGCAGCAATGCGGTTGTGCTCGTATTAGCCGGCATCGTAATTACAAAGTCGCCAGCGGTCGCTGTTTTATCCGCACCGAAGTCGAGCACGCAAACCACGCGGTTCGCTTTGGATGTGTTGTATATCAGCGCGCCGCGCGTAGTCAGCGATACCGCAGTGAATGTGACATTGCCGAACTGTGTGAACCCAGCAGTTCCGCCTGTGGTCGGATCAACGTTCGTGAGCGTTACGCCGCCAGTAGTATAGTTTGTGGATACTGACGATACTTCGTTGGTGCTCGAATATGTCGTAGTCGTCGAATCCATCGTAGCGGCGTTGGTATAGAGCGCCATTTTGAACACATCGCCGCCAGAAGACGCGATAACGTGCGTTCCACTAAGTAATTCCGCTTTAAAGCTGGTTGCCATATACGAGCCGGTCCATGCCATGATTTATTCTCCTGTTACGATTTGTGGTTTAGGCTGCTTACTGCTGTATGCATCGTTGCGTTCTTTACCTTCTGCGAAGTTACGCAATAACCCCAGCGCGCTATCATATTGCTTGTCGTATGTGGCCTGCTGCGTAGCGTCACCCTTCAGAAATCTGTATCCCTCAGCTATGACGCCGTACAAAATAACCGAGTAAAAATTAGTAGCGAGCCACGATGTGCCCGCATCTACCAGACTCGCCGGGTAATAAAAATAATGTAGCTCCGCGCCATAGTTGATATCCGGTGTCGGCCCTAGGATCAAAGTCACAGCATCCATCACACCGAACATTTTTGGTGTGCCTGTTATAGTCGGCGATGGATACACTTCGCGAATCAGGTTGGCGTCTTTGAACAACAAGTAAGTGTAATTTCCACTTGCGTCAATAGCCGCCAGCGAAAACATAGACAGGTAGTCGGTCGGAACGGTAAGGTAGCGGTTGGATGTTGTGAAATTTCCAAGAACGTTCTTGCGTAACGCTGGTAATTTGACTGCGTTATATACACGGTTCTCTACCGCACGCACGAACATCGGGATACTCGACACGAATTTCGTCTCGCTAGTTTCCAAGTAGTCTTGCACCGCTGTGACTAGTTCCAAGTAAATCATACGTTCACCGTCACTGTGCCGAGTTGAACAGAAGAAGTCACTGCATACACAGGAAGCCACCCCCAAGTGATATTCGTTAAATCATTTGGTCTGGCGTCAGGTCGCGGCTCAAACAACGCCTGCGGGTCCGATATCTTGATGTGGCTCAGTTTGTACTGTGGTTGATCCGGCACCCAGCAGTCGGGGCACACCTTCATGTTGGTCACAATTTCGTTGACGGTCAGCTTGCGAAGCTCGTGTAGTTTGAAGGTCAGTCCGCATTCGTCACACTCAGCATTTGCGTTCTTACCGGAAGCGAAGTTATTTGCCATCGCTATGTCCTCGAAATGCGTGGGACCACGCGCAGCGGAGCTTTTTCGCGATCTTCAAGCGAAGCCAAGTCGTAGGCGGCCTCGTACTCTTGCTTCAGTAACGGCGCCCGCATCTCGCCTTCTTTCAATTTTTTGGACAGAAAGAACGACAGGCCAGCGATCAATGCCGGCATGAAGCGAAACGGGATGTCCATCGTGGCGTTACCGATCGCGCCGGCATCTTGAATACGCCGCATGCGCCATCCAACCAGCGTGTAGATGTCCTTATCCGGCACAGGCCAGAGCGTCAATACCGGATACGGAGCGATGCGCTGCAGGAAAATCATCTGCGGGCGGCCGGGCGTTGTTTTGTTCGGCATGTTCGCGTACGTGCTGACCGACACACGCGATATGGGAAGATCGATGTTCTGTCCATTCACAGCCGATCGGATCGTGAACTCGATCATGTCGACAGTATCTGCCGGCAGCTGGTAGCTGGCCAATCCACTAATCAACGGGATCGTGCCCTGCTCCATCGTCCATAGATTGATGCCGCGGTTGGCCCACTCCATCGTCAACAAATTTAAACTACGCCGCGCTGTGCGATAGTCGTACCCTGTCTGAAGTTGGCGAGTACCACCAGTAGCGTTTTCGAACGCTTCTTCGATAATTTCCGACAAATCAAAATTTATGGATGAAGTAGCCATTAGCCGCCGTCCCAAGGTGGGTGGTATGAATCAGCAATAGCCTGTTGCACAGCATTTGCATCCGATGCCGTCTTCGCGTCTGCTTGTTGTTTCTGTAAGGACGCTTGTAAATCAGATGCTCGTTGCGCCAAGATCGGGTTTGTGCCGTCCGGCACAGCAGGTGGCTGCCATGCGAAGTTGGCGCTGTTTTCATTCCCCATCGCCCGAAATCCGTTATAGCCGCCTTGTGGGTGATAGGAATTACCCCAGTTTTGGTGGTTACCGCCGTTGAACTGATCCATGTAGAACTGCCCAATGCCTTGCTGCTGCGGTTGCTGCTGCGGTTGCTGCTGCGGTTGCTGCTGTGGTTGCTGCGGCGAAGGGGCACCAGAATAACCGGGGTCGCCCGGAATTAGCATCGGATTTGGCGGTGCTGTTGGTTGCTGCTGTTGCGGATTCCCATATGGCGTCCACTGCTGCGTCGAACGGGCCGCATACGGGCTCTGCCATTGCTGCGGCTGGTACTGCTGCGGTTGCTGCTGCGGTTGCTGCTGTTGCGTAGACATACTCTGGCCGTTCATCCCGCCGAAGCCGGTGAACGCGGGCGACGAATTGCCGCTACTTGGTGTAGCGGCCGTCGGAGCCGATCCGAATCCAGAGCTGCTTTGCTGGGCACCCATTATTTTTTCTTCGACTTGACCTTGCCACCGCGCTTCATGTCGTTTTCCGGCACGCCACGCTTCTTGTCGATCGCCATGTCTTTCTTGGAGCCTTCCTTGATGCCGGCTTTCTTGTCCATCTTGTCGTCCGACGCATCGGTCCACTTGACCTTGCCACCCTTCTTCATGCCGGGCAGACCGCCCGGAGGACCGCCAGCTGGTGACTGCGCAGGCATAGCTACAGGGGCTGCCTTGGCAGGACGCACCAATGGGCCGCCAGCCTCACGCTTACCTGCCATATTGCTCAACATGGCGATCTTGGCGACAGTAGGAAGCGGAATAGAGCCGCCTTTTTTATACCCTTTATCGCCAGCTTTTTTCTCTGCGTTGGCACCTGTGCCGCGCTTACCGCTTCCGAATGCTTTCATTTTGACGCTCCAAAAATACCCGGAAAAAATATCCCGAGCAAAATCATGAAAATAGTGAAAATGTTCATAGTTTTAAATAAACATTGATGTGTTGATCGCATTGACGATGGCTTAGTGCCGAGTACGATTTGGGTGGACTCCGTCATCCGTATATGTTGCAGTCCCCGGTAATATGGTGCCGCTGATAACCTGCCACTTACCGCTCAAATATGAACTCTCAGCAGCACGCTCGATATCAAACACCGTGAATGCTGGACCAAGTGTATTGCCAACTGAAAGACCATTGCGACGTTGAGCATTAACCACCAATCTCACAGCTTCAGATACTAGGACAGTTTGGTTTGCTACAGTCACATATGCATCAATGGTTGTTACACGAGGCGTTAGCGTGCAAATTGCAACAGGCTTGCCTGTGAAATAGCCGATGATTGTGGTTGTGTCCGCAAGAATTTGTGCGGCAGTCCTACTGTTTACGACATCATTCGACCCATACTCGACTATAACGTGCGATGCATACGCGACCAGCGCTGCTCTTTTCGCATGCGATGCTACGAAATTCTGCGCTGTGTCAGAATACACCGCGACATTCAAGCAGGCATACTTGCCCCCGAACGCCCTACATAGATATCCTTGACGGCTAGAGGAATCTGCAATGTCCCCCGTGCCCACTGCGATGCTGTCGCCAACAATAGCGACTGTTGGCATGGATGTTTGTGCGATGATTGCTGCCGGAATCGTGATGCCTCCTGCTTGAGGCGTGCAAACAGTACCCGCTCCACCGCCCATCGTGTAGTCAGGACAACCTACTGCCGTGGTCCCTACGGCGAACTGAGCGGTTCCGTCGCCGTCATACTGGTTGAACCAGAGTATATGGCCAGTGGCAGACTGGTATAGTCGAATCCAGAATTTTGAATTTTTTGGGATCGCTACCGCACAGGCATCCGATATCAGGTTGCTGCCCGCTACCACAGTGCCAGTAGCACTTCCGCTGAACATAACTTGTGTGTACGTCGCTGCGGGATACTCGATGGCTGCCGTCCACGATGCGCTACTGGCACCGTTAGTTTCTACCATCGAAGCATTGACATACCAGTTTGGCAGCACGACTTGTAACGACACAATATCGTCACGGGTGTAGTGTGGGCTACGGCTGAAGCTGAACGTGTTGGATGCATGTAGTTGGTTGGGGACGAACGTGCCAGTCGCGACCTGACCTAGGTATGTAGGCACCGTACTCGCGTTGTTGTATATTACTGCGGATGTCATAATCAGCCGCCTTGCCCTGATTGAATAACTTTCACTGTCACAGTCCCCGTTCCGGCCGTGATTGTCACGCGCATGGCGTTGATGGGCGCGTTGAAGTTCCCATCTTTGTTGGCGGTGACGCCGGTAATACTGGAGTTAGCGAACACCGTCGCTGTCTCTCCCATCAACACGTTGTCGAACGTGTACTCAATCGTATAGGTCGCAGTGCCAGTCACGACGCAGCCGAACCCAACACTAAATTGGTCGCCGAGATTCTCCAACGGCAGCCATGGTGAGCTACTGACCCCTGTAGTAGTTATTTTGGAATATCTCATGTCAGCCCCCTATTACGCTGGGTTGGCGATGGTAGCGTCAGGGTTCTTGACGATATAGTGCATCGTGACGCGACCGGCGCCGGTAGTCGCTGCTGCGCCGGATTGATTGTAGGTGGCGTACACCGTGACATCCGTGGTGCCGATCATCCATGCAGAGAACACTGGGGTGGTTGTGATCGCAGCGCGCCCTAGTGGGCCGATCGCAGTTGCGGTCATCAGTTCGGCGCCGCCAGAAGTCGTACCGAGCTTCAGCGTGTTGGTGGTGGCCGCGTTGAATACGGTAGTGGTGTCGAGATTGACATTTGTAATCTGTGCGCCGGCTGGCAATGTGAACAGTGTAGTCACTGTGCCATCAGCAGCGAAAACGATCGTGTTGGTTTGCGCTGCTAGTACAGCGCCGCAGTTGTTAGCCGCGCCCTCTTTGATAGTTCCGAGCCGAATGCCGCCTAAATGTGTGAACATACCCATGTCATTTCCTCTTATTTACGTTATTCGCCGCAGTGCCCCTGCGGATTCGGGTCAAAATAATCCAAGAACGTGCCGCAGATATACAGAGCGACACTCTTTCTCCAACTAGTTCCCTTGATGTGGCGGCGCAGGCGGGCCGTAACGGTCCACTCGCGCGGGAGTTCTAGCAGTACGAACGTCATAACTAAAACGTTTGTCAAAAAATCTACTAAAAGTCCGATGGTGAGGATGGGGATTCCGAGAGCAAAAGCTACCGGCCGCAATGTGCCGGTCCGCTTCGCCCTGTCTAATGACATAACTGCCAAGAAAAAAACCCACAGTGTGTAGATTATAGACACACAAGCAAGCGGGTAAAAGACGGCATACATGTACATGGCAGACCCCCAAAAACGACATCGAATTTTGGTGCTACAGAATCTGCCCGAGTACGTTCGCGTGCTGCGAATTTTCTTGGTATGCACGTTGTACCATGGGTGTTGGTGCACGTCAAGAAAAACCCGCCGGAGCGGGTTAAAAACTAAAGATATTTAAATTGAAGCCCTTTATCAGATTTGCACGAAAAACCTCGGCCTTCAGGCCGGGGAGGATGTCAAATTACCTGTTTCAAGATAACCTCCGATATAAAGCTAATGAATACGTAATATACACGCTTGTGTGCGTGCAAATCTGATAAAAAAGCCACCCGAAGGTGGCCTTGTGTGCAAACCCTTGATTTTAAAGGGTTTTTAGAAGCTGCCGGGAGAACCAAAAAGGGCCATGGGATCGCTGTATCCAAACGAATAGCGCTCCCGACTTTTATAGCGGACGTTGCCGGTTTCGAAGTCTCCGTCCATAGCGGTCTTGATTGCAACGCGCTCGAACATCTTCAGGCCGTTAGGCACGTCGGTGGTCAGGAAGAACGCGTTGGTATCCGTCAGCCAGTGGTTGATGGTATAGCCACCAGACACCGTGCCGTTGGTCTTGAGCGCGTTGATGTCGTTGTCAGTGGTGCCGACGCGACCTTCAGTTTGCAGCAAGCGGGTAGCCACGAATTGCAGCGCTGGAGGGATGACCAGCTTCTTCGGTTTGGCGGCGATGAACAACCCACGCTCGTCGACCCAGCCAGCGATCTGAATGGTGGCGGCTTCGAGAGAAGTCTCATTCAGGTCAACGCCGGTTGAAGGGCGATTGGAGTTGGTGAAGCCACCAACCGTTGGATGCGCAGTGGAGCACAACACCACACCGTCGCCGCCTAGGAACGAGCTATTGAACGCATTGTTCAAGACCGCAGCACCTTTGACTTGCTTGGTGTAGGCCATTGCGCGAGCCAGTGCCTTAGTATAGCGAGATGACAGAGAGTCATAGAGATTATCCTCAATGGCTTCTTCCGTGATCGCAAAACCGAGAGCAATGGTTTCGTGCGTATAGCGGGCGGTGTACGACTCTTGCGCGTTGTCGTAAGCAATACCGGCGCCCTCACTCTTGTTCGGAGCGGCACCGAAACCAGAGATTTTTTGTTCTTCTTCGAAAGAACGGTTGGACTTGTCGATTTCATAAATGTCCTTGTGTTCTTCACCGTAGCGTTTGTACTCCAGCCCGAATAAACCATTCAGGCCGGGCAAAAGCTCTTTCAGTAGCTGTGCGCGACTAATAGCCATGATTTATCCCCTGTTATTGTCCGGTCGCGTTGTTATACGCGTGGACGCCGACGTTAAACTTCACGATACAGTCGGTGTAAGCATCACCCGCTGTGGAGGTTGGGCCATTGACCAGATCAACGATACGCACTGCAAACGTCGCAGTTGCCGCTGGTGTGGTGGCATTGAGCTGAACGCCCGACGTACCGAACAATGTGCTGCCGGCCGAGAAGTTCGTCAACGTCGCATTCAGGCCGACTTGCGCGCGCGTGATGGCGCCGCTGGACTGCACTAAGAACAGTGCATCAGGATCGTCGACCACTTGGATGTAGACCTTGGTCGCGCCGCCAGTGATCCCGTTGGCTGGGAAATACTGAGCGTGCTGCTCTTGGTGCAGGGTTGAATCCGTGTAGCGTACGCCGACAAACACGCCGACCGGAGTTGCGGTGCCGGCAGTGGTAGTAGGTGTTGCTGCGACCGGGATCGGTGCGCCTGCAGTGATGTTCACAAGGTCGCCAAAAAAGAAGGCGGTGGCCGAATTCACGGTCATCGGGATTTCTCGCATGGAACCCGCGAACTGCTGACTGCCGATCAATCCGATCGGTTTCAGTCCGTAGGGTGCGGATACAGCACTCATGGTATTTCTCCTGTTTTAGCGTGACGCTATGCGCCGCCGCTACCGAATGTAATCTTTGTCTTGCCCTCTTTGAACATGGGCATACGCGGATCATTTTCTTTCATCAGGCTGTTGTCTACCGCTTGCTGCGCATTCCGGGTTTGAGCCTCGTAGTACGCTGCACGCTGTCGCATGAACTCGACCGGCGCTTTGCAGAGCAACAACCCACCAATTTCAATACAGCCTTTATACTTCGAGCGCGTATCGCTGTTGGCAGCAATACCGGGTTGTTCTTCAGCTGGCACCGGAGAGAATCCCTCGCGGCGTTTTGAATTCACATTCATTGCATCGTCCACACCCAGCGTCGCAGTGCGAACCCACCGGAACACATAGCCTTCTTCCGGCATCGGGGTGGGCAGTAACTCTGGAGGCGCCCACGTTTCCGGCCGAGAAAATGCTTCACGTGTATCCAACTCGCGCGGTGCGCGAACGTCCTTTTGGTTGTTTGCGCTCATATCAGGCTCCGCTATCAAGTTTTACAAGTTCTCTGGCATATTGTTCGAGCGTGAGCCCGAGTTTTTCAGCCATGGCGACTTGCGATTTGGTGAGGGTAATCTTGGTTTTGCTGCCCGTCGATACGCGAGATACTGACGCCACAACAGTTTTTGGCTTCTTCGGAGCTGGGGTTTCGCGCGGGGCGCTACCTTCATCCTGCCATTCGTACTCGGGATATCGTTTGCGCATTTCTGCGTCGATCTTCGAGTAGTATTCATCAGCATCGTCGACCGGACTTAGCCCGTCTTTGATGAGTTTTTCGTGCACGCCGTACACTAACGAAGTCATGGTTGGGTCTGTGCCGAACCAATCCTTGTTGCTGTCTGCCCATTCCAGCGCCCTGTTGTCAGGTTTCGCTATTGGATTGGCCGCGACTTGGCGAGGTTGAGGCGACTCTACAACATTTTTTTGATTCTGTAAAGCATCTTCTGCTTTTTTTACTGCTTGCGTTTTCCACTGCTTTGCATTGGCCGCTGCAAGAGAGGCTTCTGCTAGTTCGCCGGCAGCTTCCGCCAACTTTTCAGGGTCGCCGGCATCGAACGCCTTACGATATTTTTCCTTGGCGCTGGCGACCGATAGAACTGCTTTATCCTGCACTTCGCCGGCATAGGACGCTTCGCCATATGTCAGCTGCTGTTCCAGCGCTTTGGTCCGTTGATAAGCCGTCTGCGCCACACGCACTGCTTCGTCCCGCTCACGTTCGGCAGATTCGCGGCTGCGGCGTTCGTCGTGGTATTGATGTTTCAGCGCGCCGAGACGCTTCTTTACCGCATCGGAATACTGTTCAACTTCGTCGTCGGCTGCAGCTGCGGCAGTCTTCGCCTCGATCGGTTTGCGCCCTTGATCTTCTGGTGGCGTATCGTCAATAACATTGACTTCAAGTGCGTCATCCTCGCCGCCCACACCGCTTTCTAGTTTTTCATTTGCCATTTTTTTCTTCCTTCGCGACTTCGGATATGGTCAAATACTGACCGCCATAAACAAACAATTCCTTGTGCTGCCCGTCGGTGAGCCGGTGCGTAATCAGCACAGCCTCTGCGTTGTTTTTTACTTCAATGCGCACGTCTTCGTGGTTGTGCAATGGGGTGCTGATAATTACGCGTGTGGTCATGTCAGATTCTCCTATAACCTTTTGGATCGTTCACCGTGGCTTCGAGGCTGTCATCGTTGAGAATTCTGAATTCCTGCCCGTTCAATTTAAAACGCTGCCCCTTGTATGGCCCCGTAAGGATATAGTCCCCAACCTTGCACCAAGGGCCGGACGGGAACCGCTCTTTGTCCATGTAAGCGTCTGGTCCCATGTCAAGCACGATGCCTATGATCGACAGCACTTCCTCGTTCGATTTTGTTACATCGACCTTAACTAAAGAGCTGCCTTCGAATTTTTCTTCCGGTTTTGGTAGCGCAATGAGAAGTTTGTGTCCGCACGGTTTCGGCAGCGCCTGCTCAAGTTGCTCGTCCGTCAAGGTCTCTTCTATCGGCGGCATACGATTTTCGATGTTGCGCAGTGGGTCATACAGCCGGTTGTCTGACTCGGTTATTTTTGGGTAGAACTTTTCCACGATGGTTCCTTAGATTTGTTTGCTGTTTGAGTACCGCAAGCATATGGAATAAATCTTCATCCCAAACACTTCCGGCGACAGGTTTGGAATTTTTTTCTCGATCAATTCCATTATGTGTTTCATGAGTTCGACATCTTCATCGTCCTTGACTACCATCTGCGGATCGGCTTTCGCTTCCTCAACAGCTTTCACGAGCGCTACTTTGTTTGCTGCCCACTCGCTCGGGTCGCTGTCATGAATCTGCGCCATTGAAATTGCAGTGCGCGTTACCGCCTGACAGTCCTTTTGGTCTAACAAATGCGCGCTGACCGGCGCTACAACACACATCAGAAATACAGCAGTAATGGTGTTCATGACAGCTCTCCTGACTACAACATAGCGCGAACTTTTTTCACCAAGTCGCGAACGGTATGATTCACTTCCGACGATGCGAAGGCTACCATCGTCTCGATGCTATCGAGCAGCGGATGTGCCGGATGAAACTCGCCCACCTGTGCCTGCGCGCCGTTGTCCACTACCACAGGAGCAACGTCTCCAACCAACTGAAAAACTTCGGACGGATGAGGCGGCACCGACATATCTGCTTCGGGTGTTACAACTTCAACGACTGGTGCGGGGTCAGGCGGCAATGCATTGGCGATCCAGTCAGGCTGTGTTGTGTCCGCAGGTACGGATGCGGTTGAGGGCGCTTCGGCTGGAACATCTATTGCTACTTCGGCGGCTACTTCTGCTGTCAAATCAATTGGTTGGTTTTCCACAATATTCTCCAAAATTTATCGGTTGTTCCACTGCTCTACCAAACGCTTGAAGTGGATTTCTGCCAACTCAAGCCCATACCGTCGGCTGGTAAGCCGAACGTATTCTGTAAAATCCTTGCAGTGTCCTTCGACGACTGCTGCATCGACTACATCCTTCTGCTCCTGTGTGTATTGCAGGAACAGCTTATCAAAGTTAAACGGTAAGTCGTCCATTATTTTTTGCCTTTCGTTGGTTTCGGTTTCGCATTTTCAAGCGCAAGCGTGTCGGCCGCCTGCTGCCCGGCCAAATTCCGATCGTGCTCGTTGCCGTCTTTCTGCAGCAAGTGTTCGTGCGCTGTATTCAGTACGGCCATCTTCGCTTCATGCGACTGCTTGCTGTGCTGGCTGACCGCCGCGACTACATGGCCGAACCCGGCTTGCTGCGCCTGACTTTCTGTGTTGCCGGATTGCTGTGCCATTTGGTCGTGATGCTTGCCTACATCGACGCCAATCTTCACGCCGGCTTCCGTCTGGCTGCTCTTCAGCTTCTCGCGATCGAGCGCGATGCGTTCTTCCTCGATGCGGATATCTTCCTTGTCGCGCGCTGCTTTACGGTCGACTTCGGATTGTTTGACCTTGGTGTCTGCCTGCTGCTGCATTAACACAGGGTCTTGCGCCTGCTGCTGGGCGGCCTGCTGCGCTGCCTCGTTCTTGTTCTGGCCAAGTAGTTGCGTCGCCGCCTGCGCAATGAGCGCCGACAGATGGACTTCGACTTGTGGTGGTAGCGGCTGTTCTGGCGGCGGCAGCGTCGTGCCCATCTGCTGCTCGATCTGGTTGCGGTATTCGAACGCTACATGTTCCATAACGTGTGCCATTCCAGCAGCCATAATTTGCTGGGCCATTGGGTTCTGACCGACCACTGCCATGATCTTCGGGTCTTGCATCGCTGCTTGATGGACTGCAATGTGTGACTTGTGGTCTTGCGTAATGAACGCCTTGACTGGTTTGCCATTCATGATCGCCATGTTCTCCGATACCGGATCAAGCGCCTCCTGATTATCTTTACGTCCGGGGATCAGCTTGTCTATGTTCTTGACGCCGAGAATGTCGAGCATCTGCCCGTGCAGTTCAGGCAGATCGTAAATTTGTGGAGCCATGGCGGCGAGCTGCATCACTGCTTGCCACTGCACGATACGTTGTGACATGGTAGCGGCGTTCGGGTCGGCTACCGGCATGACATCGACCAGCTCATAGTCGGCCCGACGCATGGATTTGTCGCCGGTTGCCGGGTCATACAGGTAGGCGTCGGCGCCCTGTGTCTTGATGATGCCGGCGATCAGGCGGAATTCCAGCTTCATCGCCTCGTAGATGCGCGCCTGTACCGCCGACATAACTTTCAGTGTGCGTTCGAGCAGCGCCATCGTGGTGCCGACCGGAGAATTACTGTCGAAATCGGTCACGCTCATCTCGGCGACCGCTGCAAACTTGCGCCCTTCCTCCACGATTTTGTCCAGCAGGCCGGCGAGCACGATGGATGGCTCTTTATACGGCAGTGGGATCAGGTTTTCCTTCAACGTGCCAGACAAAATGTCCACGTCCCGCCATTCGCCGGGTCCGATCGGCGTATCCTCGCCCACCACGCGCATACCGCGTGACTTGAAGCCCCCCGGTAGGTTAGAGAGTGTGCCGCAGTCGACCAACTGACGCAAAATCGACGTGGCGCCTTCTGCAAAACCACCGACCAAGTGGATCAGGCCGAATCCATAGAATCCGAAGCCGGGGATGTAGGTGTAGTGGACAAAATGTTGTTTTTTCTTGCGCTGCTCATCATTTTCGTCGTAATTCCTGCGCACTGCGAGCACGTCCCCCGTGCTTTCCACGACCGTGATGACGTAAGGGAGTGCAATTCCAAGTTTATCTTCGAATCCGGGGATGTCGGCGTCGACGTTTATCTCATACAGGGTGTAGTGGGAGTCGTTTGTGAGTGGGGTATGCCCCGCGATCTTGTCTTTTTCAGCTGTAATCGTGTCCGTATTACTCACTGGGTCGTCCAAGTCGACGTCGCGATAGAAGCCGGACACCATCAACTTCTTCAGGTCGTTCTTGGTATAGCGCATGACGTGCGTGTAGCGCGCGCAAGACGCCAGATCGCTGGCGCCGTAGCTGACGATGAAGTCCTCGGCGCTGACGAACATGGATGTCTGCCGGCCAAGTGTCGGATCGAAGTAGACTTTCTTGAGCGCGGAGCCAGCGATCGGCAGATTCCAGAGAAGCCGCTCGTGCTCGTTACGATACTCGGTCATGCGGTCGGTAATCTCGATGTTCAGGTCGTCGCGCACGCGCTCGGCGGCTTCTTCTTTCTGCGGCGTGATGACACCGAGGATTTTTGTTTTGACTGGGCCAGCCGCGGGGAATGTCTCGGTAATGAGTTCAGCCTGAAACCGTACGACTGCCTCGGCCAGCACCGGGTGCACGATGCCGCAGGCACCTTCCCATGGTTCGGTGCGTTCCTCGACGTTCAAGCCCAGCAGTTTCAAGCCATCTTTGTAGGTTTTCTCCCACTCGTTACGCGATGATTTGTCCTGCTTGACATCCTCCATCAAGTCGGATACGAATACCCGGAGTTCAGACTCAGGGATGTGGTTGACCAGATTGTCGTCATGTTTCAGGTCGGCCTTATCCTTCAACGGCTCATCCTGCTCTGCCAAATTCAGCGTGACAGAACCATCCTCGTTCTCGGTCTTGTCAGCGTCGTCCGCGATCGACACATCCGGCGTTGGGTCGTTGGCGCCGGAGATGCCTTGCGGCTGCGGGTAAAGTGGTTTGCTAAAAGCCATGTTAATCCCTTAGTAATATTTTCGTTGGCGTGATCTGAATTTCTGCTCTTCTTCGTCGAAGCCGCGATCGCTCGGCAGCTTGATGAACCCACCGGCCCGGAAGCGTGCCAGCGCCATGATTGTCGTATCTACCCGGTCATCCGAACCGAAGCTGGGGAAGCCTGCAATCTCATCGATCAAGTCTATAGCCCAGCGCTCGTTCTCTGGATACCATACTAACCCGGCTCGGATAATATCCGCTACTGAATTCAATCGCGCTGTCTTGTCGTTAGGCGCCATGATAGAGCCGCGGCTAGGTGTGACTTCCGATACTGGGACGCCAGCACGCCGCATCTCTTGGTAGAGCGCCACCCCGTTGGATTTTTTCTCAACGATGAGGCAGTCCATATCCCACTCTTTGTACATCGAGTAGGCTGTATCTTTAAGGTCGGGAAACTCCATGCGCTCTCGGATTGATTCGAGCAGGATGATGTTAGCCGCGCGCTCGCCGCTGGCCTCGTCCTCACGGTAGAAGACACCCCACACGGTGATGGATGTGTGATCGGCCCGGTTGTTAGTTTCTGCGGCAGCGTCCAGCGAGCCGATGATGTACTCGCAATCGGGCGGTTCCTTGAATGTCCACGGCCGCCACCATTCGCGTTTGACCAGCGCACCTTCTTCGGAAGTCGGCGCCTGCATGTACTGGGCCTGCCAGTAGCGCGAGTCCATGGATGCCTTGGTACGCAGCAGTTCTTCCAGACTCCAGAACTCTGGCCAGAGTGGCAGTCCGGATGGCATGATCGCCGGCAGTTCTATGACTTCCCATTCGTCACCGTCGGGCGAGCGGATCATGTTTTCTATAAGCCGGCCACTTAAATCTCGCTTGTTCCATCTTGTCATTAATACAACTATTGCCCCGCCCGGTTGCAGCCGCTGCCGCGGTCCAGACTGATACCATTCATAGGCGCTGTCGAAAATAGTCGGGTTGCCGGAGCGCGCCTCTTGTTCCGAGTGGGCGTCATCGATGACACAGTTATGGGTCAAATACGTATCACATATAAATGTATTGTCTCCCTCCACATGGAAATTAACAAACTCGCGTGGTGCATGCTCTTCTATGACAACACTTCGTATTCCCATAGAAAGCCATAAGCAGTCTTTGACTTTTTGGCCAGCGCGTTCCAGATTCCCCCAGCAGGCATTCCTGTATTTTTTGAAGCTTCCGCTAAGGATGCATGCTTTTCTATAAAATCTCCTGACAACGCCCTCTGAATAACAGGGCGTTGGTTCCAGCTCATTCGTTCGGCCTTTAACGCCGCCTCCGGCTGTAGCCCCATTACAAAAATTCGATGTTTTATTTGTGTGCGACTTAATCCAGTCTCTCGAACCCACTGTGCCAGACTTTGTGTTTTGCCAAAGGCGGTTATAGAGACCGTATCCCGTCGATTGTTCTGTTGCACTTCCGACGACGCCCATCTGCAATTGGCTGGTGTGTAATCCCCTTCGTTGTTCTCCCGATCCAGTGTGTGCTGTGGGGTCGGAGCCGGACCCATATCGGCTAAGAACACATCGAATTTGGCCCACTGCAAACACACTTTTATTCCACGCGCGCCGTACCCAATGTAGTTTGCTGCCTTCGGGTTGCTGCAACGTTGGCGCATCATCGCCCATATGTTGTATTCCCTTGTGTAGCTTTTCATGGTACGTACCTTCTATTTTATTGTAGATGATACGTATTTTATCACAAACAGATGTCGTACACAATTTATCTTTGGTATTTAAATTTTCTGCATTCACCCATCCCCTGTTAGCAGTCCATATTGGGTGTTTTCTTGAAACGCGAAGTTTGTTGTTAATTACTATAGTGTTTGTGTGTTCGCTGTGTATGACATGACGTACCATGCCCCAACCTAAACGGCCCCATAAATAGTCACCTACTACAACGTCTACGGCTTTTATATTGCCACGTTTTGAAATCACAATAGAAGCTAAATTGACGCACAAATCGCTCCCACGTCCTGCCATCGCCGCGCCTACTCCAAGAGCAAAGTATTCGCCGCCGAGGTTAGTGTTCCAACGTCCTGCAGCCTTGCTGTCGGGAGCTAATGCCACATCAGGAAATACACTACGATAAATTGGAGAGGCGACCAAGTTGCGCACCTTACGGCCAAAATCGACTGCGAGGTCGCCGGTATGGGATGCCATGATGATCTTCTTAGTTGGGAAACGGCCTAAAAACCACGCAGGAAATAGATACGAAGCTAGCGTGCTTTTGGAATGCCGCGGGGCAATATTAATTATCACCCGCTTGAGCGTCCCATCGCAGATACGTTCGAAGGCGTTGCCAATAATCTTGTGCTGCGGCCCCATCAACAAGCTGGGCTCGACTGTGTTCATAAACGAAAGGAAGTGATTTTGCGCGTCCGTCTGTGCATTGCGCTGGCCTAGCGCCTCGATCATGGACTGGACTTCGGCCCGCTCGTGCGCCGGTAGCAGTTCGAGGTTGTCGACCAAGAAATCCAACTCTTCTGGAGAGAAGTCAGCCATCAGGGCTCCGACGCCGCTATCGCCATCTTGATCGCCGCGGCATGGAACAGCAGTGCGGTCGTGGCTCCGGTCTGTCCGGCGCCCAAACCAAACATATCGATGCCATCCGGCACTTTCATTACGACGGCGGCCTCTGTAACTTCACCATACTCGCCTTTGTCGAGGCCGTCTGCGATCACGCGCAAGGTTGCAGCCACCTGACGAAAGTTTGTACTGTAAATCGACTTGACTTCAGCCAACGGTTCGATCTGGTCAGTCATGATGTGGCCTCTATCGTCGTTGCGTTGGTGACTCGGGCGCGCATGTTGTTGATCTTGTCACGCAGGGCATCTTTGATTTTGTCAGTCGGCATCTGTGCTACCAGAATCGTCGACCGTTCCTCGAACAGCGCCACGTCCTTAATCTTGCCGATCATTTCCACGGCCCGAAGCTGCACCTGTTCGGATCTCCCATTCACCGCTTTATCTATCAAGATGTTGGTACAGAAATTACGCAGTTGGTGGGCGCTCTGCACAACGGTGATGTCGTACTCGGTCAGCAGTGCGGCCAAGTGGATGCCGACGGCGGTGGTCTGGATGGTAGTAGTCAGGGCGGGGGTATCGAAGATGGTGCGGGCTTCTTGGCGGTCATCGGGTGTGATAGTGATCGTCTGTCCCGACTGCATGGCGTGCTGGAATATGAGTTCTGCCGCACCACACATAGCACTGGCTCTTGACAGCACATCCTCGTCCGACTCGTCTTGGAAGTCGGTGGGGAACGGCAGCCGGATTATCTCCGGTTCGTAAGCATTGTCCATTGTCGGCGCGCATGTGCGTGGGGGAAACTGCATATGTGTATATCTTACTTATTTATTAAAGTCAACTAATTTAGCCTGCCGAGGCGAAATATTTTTAAAAAATTTTTTAGGGGGGGGGTATGTGTATTTACAGTGTTAAGTATTATTAAAAATTCAACAAAATGCTATTCGCGGACCGAAAATAGCATGTACTCGCGGAAGGAGGGCGGCCCCAAAAGTGAAGGGGTGGGACGGCGTGGGGTCGCGCGGGCGCGTCGTGATCCAGAACGTTCGGCTATGCGTCGCCGTTCTCACTTTCTAAGTTAGTCTCACTACACTACGATGCTATCACTACGTTAGTCTCACTACACTACGATGCTATCGCTATAACTATCGCCTTGACAAAGTAAATATGATGAACTAACCTATCGTTATCCATTCGGATGAACCACTCAATCAACTAGGAGTTACATCATGAAAGTCTCTACCACTTCCCTTAGCGCTTCGCCCGTCGCTGCAGTCTCTCTCGATAAAAGGGTGCGCACTGCGAAAGGCAAGAAGGACGCCGCCAACCAGATCAATGTCTCGCTGTGCGCGGCAGGCAACGCGCTCGGTTCCTATACCACGTCGGACTTGGGGGCGCGCACCACATGCGCCGAGGCCATGACTGCCGCGCTTAAAGGTGCTATCAGTGCCGGCCTGACTGTAGAGATGCTGAAGGCCGGCCTACCCGCTTACGTCGCGCTAGTCGACGCGATTCAATCGGTGCGCCTATCCAACAAGGTCGCGCCGCTCGCGGATGCTACACGCGATAACTATGTGTCGCGTATCCGGTCGTTCGTGAAAGATACTACGAAGCCTTTGGATATCTTCGGCAACCTGCGCGCCGCGGCCATGGCGCTCACGTCCGGCAAGTCGGCGACTCCTAAAGCCAAGAAACAAGGCACAGTCGATATCGTCAAGACTGTAGAAATCAAAGGTGCTGCGCCGCTTGGCAAGTTCCTCGCCGCATGGATCGAACTCAACGACGGTTCTCAAGCCTTGTTGCAAATCCGCAAGATGGCGCAAGACTTGTTATCGCAAGTGAACGTCGCGGTCGGCGTCAAGAAGTAATCACATAGCGCCCGGCCGCAAGGCCGGGCAGGAGAACTATCATGTTCCGTTACTACTTCGTAGTAGACGATTATGGTACGTTGATTCGGACCGGCACTATGCCCTATGGATACGGTCCATTCTAATCTGGAGAATCTATCGTGTGGACAATCATTGCACTCTGTTCGTCTTATGCCGTCGCGGTCATAGCTATAATCTGCGTCGTGCGAGGGGGCGCACTATGAAACTCGAACTCGACCTCGAGGGTGTCGCTATCCTCAATAGCTTGATGTGTGGCTGCATCACGCGCGCAGCGGCCAAGAAAATGTACGCCGACTTGCTCTATGCTCGCGGCATTTCCTAACTTACTAAGTGAGGCTCCAAAATGAACGTTGACACAAGCAAGCCGATCTATGTCGCAGAGCTGATTCTCTGTGAAGGAACCATATCCCCCAACCCTCCTATCAAGTTTTTTGACAATGAGCCTGCCATGGAAGAATGGACCGATGAGGCATTCCAATATCCTGAGGTCCATAACGTTCTATGCTCGCGTGTTTGGTTGCACTAATTTGGTGCAGTACCAGCGTCACCTAGATTCGCTACAGCCGCCGCTATGTTACTATAATGGTGCTGTTTAGAGAGCCCGCTGCCATGCGGGTTTTTTAATGATAGCTTTACATAAAAAAGTTCAAGTATCGTTATTGATACAGCAACATTATTATAATCAAATTATATCTATGCTGAAGATATCCGCACCGCACCGTGTAGCAGAAAGAAAAACCCCCCTATTATTTATTTTTAAGAATATATATATAGACACCATTTTAAGAAAATACAAAGGAAGGTTTGAGATTCTGATCTGTCTATGTATATGTACCTAGAGCATTGTGCTTTGGAGGCTTTTTTCGGGTCCGTTTGTTTTCGCTCTCCTGGATTCGTGTCACTTTGTGTCATGCAGACATATATCTATAGCATATCTAGTATTTATGCGGGTTTCCGGCGCATAAACATCGTAAAACAATGTATTTGTAGTGTAACAAACCAACGCTATATAGTCATACTTTGCGCATGCCCCCAATTATATTTTCCTTGACTTCTATATATATCCGTCCTATAATGTAATATTACTTGAGAGGAATGTTATGAAATGTATAGACTTAACCGGCCGGAAATTCGACATGCTCACTGTTAAAGAGTCCACCACTCCCGGCTGTTGGCGTTGTGTATGTGACTGCGGCGGCGAAAAGATTATCGCTGGATCATCATTACGGTCAGGCAATACCAAGTCCTGCGGCTGTCTTGTACATCAAAATAGTGGCAGACCAGCAATAAAGAAGCCGTTAAGACCAGATCCGTTCATCCAGCTTGTGCCGTTTGTCGATGAGAATGCTGAACATATCACGGCAATACGAGCATACCTGAAGGACTACGGCGTACGTGTGAAGTCGGACGGTTTTTTCTACGTCTCTGGTGTAGCCTATGGACCTTACGCAAGCCCGATCCATGCGTTCGCCGCGGCATTAAGCCAGTGCATTAAAGTGCCGACCTAACCCAGCAAGCAGGAGGAAATACATCGACCCTAACTTAGAAAGTGAGAAATTATCATGTTGGTTTTATTCTATTTGTTTGTGTGTATTGTTGTAGGTGTAATCGCCGCTGGTGTTGCAGTAGTGCTTGCACAATGTTGGTTATTGTTTATCTACATAGTTGTGAGATTTATAGGTGCACTACTCGGCATTAAATACATCGACCCTAACTTTCCTAAGTGAGAAATTATTATGAGTGCAAAAACAGAATGGTTTGTAGAATTGGGTGGATGGTGCGCAGAAGATTCCGACATTGTGAAAAGTATGTGGGAAGAAATTAGAGAAGAAGCTAAATGGTTCGCGGAAGTTGAAAAATTACTTGCCGATGCAGAAAGCAGGAAATTATTATGATGTTCTTCGACCCCACACAAATTAAGGACAAGTTAATTCTTGATCCTGTGCATGTGCGCCGTTTAGAAAAAGCGTGTTGGTTGTATGCCAAGAGCCGCAACGTTACTGCGTCGGCTTTAAAACGAGGCGCGGCCACAGCGTTCATACCAGAAGTCATGCCTATACCTATTGTTGTTTTGCAAGGCGTCCACCAGAATGATATTGCCGACTATATCCACGAGCGCAACAAAGTGCTGCAGCACGAGATAACTGCGCGTCGTCATAAAGACGATCGGCTTCGTGCACATGCCAAAGGGATCGGCCGGCATATGATAACGGCGTTATTGTACGATCAGCAAACGACCAATGCGGCTGCGTTTGAGGCGTTCACGACCAATATGCAGAAGGAATATGTTCTGCGCTATTTGATAGATAAAGAGCGCGGCAAGCAAACGCCTTCCCTAGAAGTGATCGTGGGGCCGGCATCGACGACAATATTGAACATCATCAAACACTACACTCGCCACAAACTAACAGGGCTGACGTCACAGAAACCGTTCCCGATGCTCTTGGCGTCGCTAACGCCCGAACAGCTCTACATGCTAGAACGGCACATCGCAGTACGAGATAATATGCAGCAGCATATACCTGCTCCGTTCGCTGATATGCAGATTATCGAGCACGACAGGATGGTGGCCATTAACGCATATGTGCGTGAGAAATTGAAATCGTTGAAACGTAGGAGATTGTGATGACACCTGAATACCCTTGGCTTATCGACCTACTAGAAGAACTAAAAAAACATACATCGACCGAACACCTTGAAGTGCTCGTAGAG